GTATGATGCGGTCCCAGCGTACTTCTGCCAAATGCTGCCCGGAACCTCTGGCAATCCGCTGATGTTGTCGGCCTGATCTCCCATGAGGCACTGAGCCCAGAAGAACTTGGTTCCGCCGCCTACCACCGTGGCGCTGGACTTGGAACGGTCGAGGTCGATCCACCCGAAGGCGTCCTTCTCCTGCCGTATCTTGTTGGTGTACATATCCAGCTTCCAGCCGGGCACCATCAACAAGTCCTTGTCAGCCGAGCAGATGATCGTGTTCTCAGGGTCTTGGTAGTGCGCCTGAGCCATGCCATCGTCGGCCTCTTGTGAGATCCAGTTCACGCCTTTCAGCTTGCCCTCGTCGTCACCAGCCCCAGTGCCGAGGAACTCTCGTATCACATCCAGATTGTCTGGCTTGTTGGATCGGTCAGCACGATTGGCTTGGTAAGGCTTGAGCATGGCCTGCTCAGTTCGGCCTCCCTTCGTGGCCGCTGTCGTGACGTGAAGGACGGCTCGCTCAGCAGCAGCCATACGACGAATGTGAGTAACCGCAGCATGTGCATTGTGCTTCATGTCCTCCAATGTTTTGCGTGGTTTTGGGTCATCAGGGTCCAACTCCTCTTTGCTCTCGGCGCTTACCTGATACGCCATGAAGTCCGCGTCGATGTGGGCGACACGACCGGGAACCTCGCGAGGGTACTCGGCCTCGGCGGGAGAGGCGACTTGCGCCGCCTGCTCCCGTACCTTTGCCATATCCAGCGCCATCAGAGGCCCAGATCGTCCAGAGGATCGTCGCTGGGGGCCTTAGCGCCCTCGTCGGGGGTGTCACTACCTGAATCCGTCTCATCGTTCTCAGAAGGGCTCTCATCACCTCCCTCGTCATCCATCATGGGGGGCAGATCGCCCTCGACCGATGCGATCATTGTGGCGACGGCGGAACCCTCGAAGTTCAGGGCCGACTTGACGGTCTCCTGAATCCAGTTCTTGCTGACTTCGGTTTCCTTGCCATCGACCTTCTTGGTCCGCGAGCCGGGGATGTACAGCGATTGCCACTGTTCCATATCCGGCGCTTCCCAGAGCAGGGCGCGTTCCTCGACGGTGGCAGGCGGTGCCTTGAGCGGCTCGGTCTCGCCTTCCTCGTTGACACGGACGGGTGCACCGACTTTCCAGTTCCCCGATGCGTCCTTAATGTTGGCGTAGATGCGCTTCTCCTTACCTTCCTTGCCGTTGTCGCCGTGGATGATGGTCAGGATGAACGCCTCGCCAATCATCATGGCAGGGTGCGTCATCTCCTTGCGACCGTAGCGTAGGGCTTCCAGCATCTTGATGTACGCGGCACGCGGGCCAGCCTTGATTGCCATGCGCTCGGTGATGATCGGGTACACGACCTTCTTGGTCTCGTTGCCCGCTTCGTCCTTGACGGTGATCTCCTTGCGGTGCTTCTTGCCAAGCAACTCGAACTGGAAGATGACCTCCGGTGCCGGGGGCTTCTCCTGCCCGTTATACGGGCGCTGGGCATGGTTGCCGATCTCGATGACCGAGACAAGCCGGGCAACGCAGGGGCCTTCGACAGGCGGTTCGTAGGTGAAGTCACCTCCGCCCTCGAAGTCGGCCTCGTTGACCTTTCCGTCTTTGACTGCCGCTGCTGCGGCTTGTGCAAACTTGCTCATAGTTCTCTCCTAGTTTGGTGTCCAGTGGTGAAGTGTCAGCATGTTCGGCCCGGCCTCGGCGTCCACAGGGAAGCCTACCGGACAGTCTATGCCGAAGAAGTGTTTCAGGAAGTGCGGGATTGCCTGCATGATCTTGACCATACCAGCGACAACCTTGTCCCGCACCGACTTGTGGCAGTCGGCCCACACACAGTCATGGACCGTGTTCACGAGGAACGCTTTGCCGTCGAAGTGATCGTTCTTGACGAACCACCGCCATAGCTGGCCGAGGATCATCTGAACGAGTTCACCGCCTGTGCCCTGCACCGGATAGTTCTTCATCTCGGTAGGGCTGAACGTGTCTGTGATACCGCGTCTCCGCAGGTAATCTGGTGCATCCCACGACCGGAAACTGTACATCGTCCCGGTGATGGCTTGGTAAGTGCCGCTCCGGAACATCCGGTAGCCGCGCTCTCCATCGTGGAAGGGCTCTGCGGTCTCTGCGACCTCGGCCTCTACCTCTGCGTTGAACTTCTGTACGCCGGGATACTCCTTGTCCTCGGCCTCGATCAGGGCCTTGACTTCCTCGACATCCATGCCGGTCTCGTCTGCAATCAGCTTTGCACCGGCCCCGTATGCACGCTGGAAGCTGAAGATTTTGCACTTGGTGCGCTCTTTCTTCCACTCGGCGTGTTCTGGGTGATCCTCGTTCTTGCAGGCATCCAGTGCGAACTCGTAGCTGACGTTGTTTTTCAGCGCAACCCGCTTGCAGTGGAAGTCCATGTTGTAGATCAGGTCTCGGCAGAGGTTCTTGTCTCTGCTGAGCATGCCCATGACCACAACCTCAAGCTGGCTGTAGTCGATCTCAGTCATCTCGCCATCGTCTCCGAAGCGGGAGATGAACATGGCCTTGACCTCTGACTTGAACAGTCCTGTCTCGGCGTCGAAGTCGGCCCGAGTGAGGTTCTGAAGGTTCGGGTCAGATGAGGACAGTCGGCTCGTCACCGTGCTTGTGTGGTTCAGCTTGTGATGGACCGTGTGGTCCCAAGGCTGTACGCAGGTCAGCATCCCTTTCTTCTCGTCGGTCTTGGGATCGACTTTGACGTAGTAGGTGCCGATCTCTTTGGTCAGCCGGTTCACGACGCCCAGCGCCTTCAGGAACGGGATGTTCCGGTTGGTGATCTGGTCGATAATGTCGCCTGCCGTCGAGTAGATAGGCTTTCCTGCACCATCGGTCATGCTGTCAGACTTCCACTCTGGATCTGGCTTTGTGTAGCAGGGCATCTCGTGGAAGAACTCTTGGTACTTGACCTTCAGTTCTCCGGGCACTTCCACGTTCTTGAACTTTGCTTCGCCTTGTCGCTTGCCGCTCTTGAATGTGTCCTGCGGTTGACCCCCGTACTCGTACCGTGGCTCGTCCTCTGTGCCAACGAAGTCGCACTCTTCTGGGTACATAGTGTCGCCACCGAACAGTGGCCACCGCGCTGTAGCCTTGGTCCGAGCAAGCTGCCAAGTCTTGGGATCGACGTAGGTGTCCTGCCGCTCGTACTTGATCGTGCCACCGAAGATCAGGGCCGACTTGTGGGTCGGGCTGTTCCAGTTGAATGTCAGACCATCCGGCAGGTCGGTGATGTACTGCTCCAACTCCTTGTTCGCAGCCTTCAGTTCCGCGCTGCGTTTCTTCAGGTCAGCCTTGGCTCGCTCAACGTCGATCTTGAGGCCACGGAACTCCATCTCGGATGTGGCGCACAGGCCATCCATCCTCAACTTGATCGCTGTGGTCATCCCGAGTTCTTCAGCCGCCTCGATCTGACCGAGGTAGATCAGTTCGGTGTTCCCGATGTCGCCGCTGTTGCGCTTTTCTTCCTCGGTGCCGATCAGATAGTCGAGCAGCATGTCGCGGTCGATGTCCGAAGTCTGTACACCTGCTTCCCACAGCGCCTTGATGCCGTCGATCTTGACCCGTCCTCCATAGGTAGGGGCAACCTGATCTAGGCTGTTCATGTGGAACTTCTTCTGCTGAGCGTTCAGCAGGTACTCGGCGTACTGGGTGCACCATATGCGGCCACCGCGCTTGAAGAACTTGTGCATCTCAGCAGGGCTGAAGCGCATTTCGTAAAGCAACTCGTACTTCGCGTTGTGCGCCACGATCACGTCAACGTCATCCGGTATGTGGATCGGGTCCACACCGTAAACGTGATCGTAGAATGCAGCAGAGCAACGCTTGTCGCCCTCGTACTTCCAGCCTCGTGCAACGATGTAGTTTTCGGGTAGGAACGGGTTGCCTTTGCGCTTGAACTTGCTGTGCGTCTGGGTTTCCTCGTCCAGTATCATGTATCTTCCCATGCGTCTCTCCTTCAGGATACCTCGATACCGTTCTCGTAGATTGCGGCCCAGAGGAACTCGTTAACTCGGCGGAACAGGGTGTCCATGTCTGCGTCATTGTAGATGACAAAGTCGAATTCAAAGTCTGTTAGCGAATCTTCGCTTAGGTGCCGCCCTAATTGCGGTGCGTCCTTACGCAGCACGTTCACAACGATACCGCCTCGGTTGCGGATCGCCAGTGCCTCGTTCGGGAACCGTACATCATCGAAGATCAGGTCGCGCTGCGCGGGATTGCGAAGCGCAGCATCTACCCAGAAGTCATCGTGAAGTTGATCCCGGCCCCATTCTGTGCCGAGGGTCTGCATTGCGTGCCGGGGAGATTTCCCGCCGAGCAGTTCCGTGGGAACCTCCTTGAGTTCACCTTCGAGAAACAGGGGGGTATCCTTTGGTTCCACGCCCTGAAAGATCAGCAGGTCGGCCAACATTGACTTCAACGGATCAGCGAACTTCCGACTGCTGAAGCCCATTGTGGTCAGGTATTTGGTCACGGTCGTCTTGCCGCTACCGGCTTTTCCGCTCAGTCCTATCAGCATGTCAGTCCTCCTTGATACTGTCGGCCAGCTTCCGGTACTTCATAGCCTGACCGTCCGCTCTGGCGAGGTCTGTGCTGACCCACGATGGGCGCACTCCTGT